GACTTGCTGTTGAAAATGGTAAAAGTCGTGATATACTCCAACCACACCTACTTGCAGACTTGTACTATGAGTGGGTGATGCAGGGTAGCGATGATAGTCGTCCTGCTGACAATCGGAAAGACGAAGGCCACAAGAAGGCCAAAAATTCTAGGAGTGTCCGAGCTATCGGGTAGCAATCTGCAAAATCAAATGTAACTTGGTAAAAGGAGACAGAGATGTCTATCGAAGTAACCACGGCATTTGTCCAGCAATACTCTGCAAACGTGCAGATGCTATCACAGCAAAAAGGTTCTCTTTTGCGTGATGCTGTGCGTGTAGAGAGCATGCAGGGCAAAAATGCCTTCTTTGATCAGGTGGGCAAGGCAACAGCGCAGAAGCGTACAACTAGACATGCCGACACTCCCCAGATCGACACACCCCATGCAAGGCGTCGCGTGACCCTTGTGGACTACGAATATGCTGATCTAATTGATGAGCAGGATAAAGTTCGTATGTTGATTGACCCGACATCCGCTTATGCACAGGCTGCTGCTTTTGCACTGGGTAGAGCGATGGACGATGAAATCATCTCAGCAGCTTTAGGCACAGCATTTACTGGTGAGACAGGTAGCACATCAACTGCGCTTCCTGCTGGTCAGCAAATTGCTAACGGTGGTGCTGACTTGACTGTTGCAAAACTAAGGACTGCAAAGAAGACCTTAGACCTTGCGTCAGTTGATCCGTCAATCCCACGCTATATCGCTGTTGGCCCAGATCAGATTGAGGCACTGTTAGGTGATACAAACGTCACAAGCAGCGACTTCAACACGGTCAAAGCGTTAGTCCAAGGTGAGGTAAACCAGTTCATGGGCTTTACCTTCATCGTATCAAATCGTTTGTCAAAAGCTGGCAACATCCGTTCATGTTTTGCATGGGCAGAGGATGGTCTTGCTCTGGCGATTGGTAAAGATGTAATGGCAAGAATAGACGAGCGTTCCGATAAGGGTTACGCAACACAGGTCTACTATTGCATGAGCATCGGCTCCACTCGCATGGAAGAAGAAAAAGTTGTCCAGATTGACTGTGACGAATCAGCATAAGGAGTGGTAAATTATGACTACGAAAAATTCAGATCTTGTAGCTAATTTTGAAGCCTCTCCACAGGTTGCCAACGATAGCCAAGAGCTACACGGTGTTTTGCGTGTTGCTCAAGGTACTATTGCGTTAGCTGCTGGTGATAGCACAGACAATGATATTGTCATGTTAGCACCTATCCCAAGTAACGCATCTATTACAGCCATACAGGTTGCAGCAGATGCTTTGGGTGGTAGCTGTACGTTTAATGTTGGCATCTATCAGACAGACGGTACTGTTGTTGACGAAGACTTCTTTGCAACATCAGTAGCAGACGGCACAACAGCCGTAGCTGATCTGAGGACAGAGGCAGCAGACATCAACACGATTGGTGCAAAACTCTTCACAAATGCTGGAGAGTCATCCGATCCAGGTGGGTATTACTACATAGCCGCAACATTCAATGCCACTGGTGGCACTGGCGGTGATATGTCGTTCATTATTCACTACGTTGTAAACTAAGAATGTTTGGGCAACTGACGTAACGCCGATCCTAGTTGGTTGCCCATTCACCTTATTGTAAAAGGTTTTTGCTATGGCATCAGTTGTAGATTTATGTAACAGAGCTTTGGATCTTCTGGGTGCTGCAAACATCACATCTCTTACAGAAAACTCAAAAGAAGCTAGATTATGCAACGGCAACTTTGACGATGTCAGGGATGCTGTTTTACGCTCACACCCTTGGAATATAGCAATCACCAGAAGAGCGTTAGCAAAAGACACAGATACGCCAGCTTTCGGCTTTTCATTTCAATATTCTTTGCCTACAGATCCTTTCTGTTTGCGTGTGCTGTCCTTCTGGAATAGCAATGTAAACAACGATGTTGCCGCTTATGACAGCAACGTTATGTTCAAGATAGAGGGTCGCAAGGTTTTATCTAACGAAGGTACTTGTAATATTATTTACATAGGCCGTGTAACAGACACAGAGCAGTATGACAGCCTTCTCAATAAGGCCATATCCGCAAGATTAGCAGCAGAGATAGCCTACAACATTACAGGTAGCAACAGCGTATCTCAGGGCATGATAGCAATCTACGAAGACCGCTTGAAAGAGGCAAAGGGTGTTGACAGTATGGAAGGCTTCCCAGAGCAGCCACAAGCAGATGACTTTACGAACATCAGGTTGTAAGCATGGCAAGAGTTTCTACCATCATCACCAACTTTCGGGCTGGGGAGATATCGCCTAAACTTGAAGGTAGGATAGACCTTCAGAAATATAACGAGGCAGCGCAAACAGTAAATAATATGATGGGCTTTCCTTCTGGTGGCGTAACTAGAAGGCCAGGTTCTTTCTTTGCTGGACGCTCAAAAGACGGTGGTAAGGTAAGGCTCATCAACTTTGAGTTTAGCGATGAGCAGGCTTATGTGCTTGAGTTTGGTGCAGCATACATAAGATTCTACAAAGATGGTGGCATACTTACAGAAGCAACCACCAATATTACTGCGATTACAAAAGCAAACCCAGCAGTTGTGACTGCAAACTCGCATGGCTTGAGTGATGGTGACAGGGTGTTCATTAAGTCTGTTGCTGGCATGACAGAGGTAAACAATCTTGAGTTTACTGTAGCAAACAAAACAACAAATACCTTTGAGTTGTCAGGCATCAACAGCAGTGCGTTTACGACATACACAAGTGGCGGCACAGTTGGCAAGATTGTTGAGGTCACAACAACTTACAGCGTTACAGATATATTTGAAATAACTCATGCTCAATCAGCAGATGTTTTGTTTCTTGCACACAAAAGCCATGAGCCAGCAAAGCTGACAAGAACAACAGCAACAAGTTTTACACTTGCTGACATAGATTTTACAGATGGCCCATACCTTGATGAGAACATAACTGACACAACTTTGTCTTCTTCTGCGAATACTGGCAGTGTGACTATTACAGCATCAGCAGATTTATTTGCGTCAGCAGATGTAGGAAGACTTATACGGTTTAGAGAGGTCATCGAGGTAGAGCATGACGCATGGGCGGCAAGCACAAGTTATGCCCAAAATGATTTAGTGCGTCAGGGTGACAATGTTTATAAAAAAACCAATTCTGGATCACAATCCAGCGGCACTAGCCCACCTGTACATTTATCTGGTTCAGAAACTTATGGCTCAATCACATGGGAGTTTCAGCATAGTGGGTCAGGGTTTGTAAAAATTACTAACTTTACAAGCGCAACAGAGGTTACAGCACTGTTTAAAAACGAAGATGGTGTGTTGCCAGCTAGTGTAGTTGGAGGCGGCAATACAACAACAAAGTGGTCATTAGGTGCTTTTGGTGGAGATCAGGCGTTCCCAAAGGCAGTTGGTTTTTACGAGCAACGTCTATACTTTGCTGGCACTACAGGACAGCCGCAGACAATATTTGGCTCAGTAAGTGCTGACTTTGAAAACCATACCCCAGGCACGCTAGATGATTCAGCAGTAAACTTTACGATTGCATCTGACAAAGTAAATGTCATAAGGCATTTATTGCCAGCAAGATTTCTACAAATACTCACCACAAGCTCAGAGTTTACCTTGTCTGGTGGCACAGGCTCAACGCCTGTTTCGCCTACAAACGTCAATGTGTTGCGAGAAACAACATTTGGCTGTTCTGAGGTGCGTCCTGTAAGGGCTGGCAACAGTACAATACTTATTCAAAAAGGTCAGGAGAAAGTAAAAGAGATTACCTTTAATCTTGATACAGATGGATTGCTGGGCATTGATCTAACGATTCTTGCAGAACACATTACAAAAGGCGGCTTGACTGACATGGTGTGGCAGCAAGAGCCAGAACTAATACTTTGGTTTGTTCACACAGATGGACGTTTGGTTGGCCTTACATACGATAGGGCTAACAATGCTGTTGGCTGGCATGACCACACCATAGGCGGCACAAGCGCACACGCAACCGTTACAGTAAGCGATTTTGCCAATATAGCTGTAGGCACAACGCTTACATTCACTAAGAGTGATGGTACAACTGTTACATTTACATCAGAGGCAGTTGGCAGTTCAGCACCGTCTTCATCACTTGGATTTAGGCCAAACACATCAAACAATGTAACAGCAGATAATATCTTTACAGCTATCAACGCACATGCAGATTTTACAGTAGAAAATCCAGCAGCAGCAGTTGTAACAATTAAGGAAACATCTCCTACGGCTGGTGGGCTTTTGTCTGTAAAAAGCTCTGACACCACTAGGCTTACAACAACAAATCAGGCAGCGGCAATCGTTGAGAGCATAAGTGCGATACCTAGCGGATCAGAAGACCAAGTGTATATGTCTGTCAAAAGGGAAATCAATGGCAGCACTGTAAGGCACATAGAGTTTCTCAAGCCGATAGAGTTTGGAGAGGATGTAACAGATGCTTTTTTCTTGGATAGTGGTTTGACTTACGACAGTACAGCAACAACATCAATAACAAGTCTAAATCATCTGGAGGGAGAGATTGTGTCTGTTTTGGCTGATGGTTCAACACATCCAGATAAGACAGTAACAAATGGTGCAATTACACTAGATAGATCTGCCTCAAAGGTTCATATTGGCTTTGGTTATAGATCAACAATAGAAACACTTAGGCTAGAAGCTGGTGCAGAAGACGGTGTGGCACAAGGTAAAATAAAGCGCATACATGGCGTTACAGCGAGGTTCTTCAACACGGTAGGGGCAGAGCTAGGGCCATCAGTGACAGATTTAGATAGATTGCCTTTTAGAGATAGCAGCATGGCTATGGATGAAGCTGTGCCGCTGTTCAATGGTGACAAAGAAATAAGTTTCCCATCGGGATATGATAATGATGCAAAGGTAGTCATAAGACAATCACAGCCTTTGCCAATGACAGTGTTAGCAATAATGAGAAGGTCAAATACTTTTGATGCCTAAGATAATACCATTTAAGAAAGAACATCTGTACAAGATCAACCTTCTGTTTGATATGACAAGCAGCGGCAAGGAATCTTTGGGTGCAAGTAAAGATGTGATTGGTTATACAGGCATGGATGGTGATGTGGTGTTGGCTACAGGCGGTGTACATCCAATGTGGAAAGGCGTAGGGGAAGCATGGTTGTTAGTAGGAAAAGAGGGCTATAACAAGCCTAAAACTGTTGCAAGATATACTGATATGCTGTTTCAGCACATACAGGAAGAGCATAAGTTGTTTAGGATTCAAGCAAGCGTGTCTGTATTAGACCTTACAGCAAATAGATATGCACAGTGGCTTGGATTCCAAAAAGAGGGTATTATGAAAAAGTATGGGCCAGATGGCACAGACTATATTCGTTATGCGAGGTTAATGTAATGTCTGATGTAGCAGCAGGAGCATCTGTATTAGCAGGACTGATGGGCTTCAAAGGCAATATGGCTGCGGCTAAAAATGCTGAAGCTGTAGGCGAGTATAATGCAAGGCTTGCAGAAAATGAAGCAGTGTTGTTGCAAAGAGCAAAAACATCAGAGGAAGTAAATTTAAGAAAACAGTCAGAAAGACTAACAAGCTCACAAAGGCTTGCAACTGCTGGCTCTGGTGTAGAGATTTCTGGCAGTCCTTTGCAAACTTTAGCAGACGCATACTTTAGCACTGAAATGGACGCAGCTATGATTAGATATGCTTCAAGCATTGAGCAAGTACAAAAAGAATCTGAAGCTGCTTTGGCAAGAACAGAGGGTGCTGCAAGAGGTTCGTCTTTCCGCACCGCCGCTGTAGGCTCGCTTTTGTCTGGCGCACAGCAATCGGCAACTCTTATCAGCTAGGTGATTAAATGCCAAAAATACCTTTATACAATCAAGGACAAGGCGCAACAACCAGAATGGCAACTGGTGCGTTGTCACCAAGGGCAAACGTAGGGGCGTTTACTGCACCTGGGCAAGCACAGGCAAGGTTAGCCTCACAAGCTGGTCAAATCGCATTTCAGTTCGGCATGGCTGAAAAACGGGCGGAAACAGAAGAGAAGTCACTGAAAGTTGCAACCGCAACCAATCAGGCAATGATGAATTTTACGAACGCATCAGAAGCTACAACAGTTGCTCAATATCAAACAGATGCAGAAAATTTTAAAGATCAACTTAAAAAAGATGTGAAGATAGACCTTCCTTCTCTTAAAAATCAACTTACAAGAAATCAGTATCGTGCTGTTGAGGCAGAGTTTGACAAGGCCTTTGCAACAAAACTTGCTCAAGGCACACAGACTGTTTTTAGAAAACAACAAAAAATGAGAGCAGATCAAGTTAATATCTCGATTGAAGATACGATGTCTCAGTTGCGTAGCCTTGATCCGTCTAGTGATATGTACCAGCAGCTTCAGAAAAATTTGGATGATGGGTTTGAAAGGTGGTCTTCTCAAGGCCTTCAGATAAAATATTCAAAATCAAGTTACAGAAAAGAGCTTTCTGCTAGTAGTTTTGAGCAACAAGTAAACTCAGCGTCCAACCAACAAGATATTGATAAAATGCGCGGCATACTTGAATCAGAACGTCCAAGCATGACTTCAAAAGAATACGGTCAAAGATTGGCTGCAATCAACGCCCAAGAAAAAATAACTGATCAAATGGAAGTTGATGCAGCCTATGATGCAATTATTCGAGAAGACCCTGACAGATTGTTATTGCCGATAAACCAAGATGAAAGCAACCCTAACTCTACAGTAAGCCTTATTAGGCGTGGAGAAGTTGTAGATATTGAAGATGGTTTTGGAGGCGTAACGAGCATTGATTTTGGCAAAATGAAGCCACGAAATAGAGATTTTTTAATTCAAAAAATTAAAGCAAAACAAACTAATGATAAGGCAGAGGCTCTCAGTGCAAACCTTAATGCAATAGATAAGCAAATAGCTAACAAAACTCTTTCTGAGTTGCAACAAATGGAAGATAATGTAACAGCAACAGAAGGCGGCAAATTTTTAATCGGGCCAGAGATAACAGACTTTAGTGACAGGCAAAAGATAAAATCTCTTATAAACGCAGCAATTCGTGATAAAGCAGTTTTAGAGATAGCAAATTCACAACAAGTTTTGAGAAGCACGTCAGCAGCAATAGATGCAAGCCCAGATGGAACGCTGTCTCAAGCGGAGCAAGATAAAGCTGCCGCAGCCATAAAAGGCTTGCGAGATGCAGAACAGTTTGATCAAGCAAACAAAATGGAAGTTGAGATCGCAGCTATGCAGTTAGCAGGTGGAGATTTCAAAAGTATTGAGTTTGCGTCAGCAGAACAACAAAAAGCCATCATTGAAGAGGCAAGGGCTGGCAGAAATACAGAGCAAGGTGCAAGACGGTTTGAACTTCTTACAAAAAGAATAACAAATCGTAACAAAGAACTAAAGGATGATTTCGTTGGTTATTATAATAGAAAAAAACCAGAAGCACCTTTGACTCCAAGCGAGTTAATTAATTTACAGCTTAAAATGGGTGTTTCCCCACAAGATGTAAGAGTAACCTCAAACAATGATTTAACAAACTTTACTGCTCAGTATAATGCTGAAGGCAATACTTCTATGGATAAGGCAAGAATTTTAGGAGATTTTGTCGGTAGCTTTGGCCCAGAAAATGAAAACAGAGTGATGCGTCACTTGATGAACAAGAATGTAATTTCTTTTGCAGAACATCTGAGAGCAGCGTATCCAGAACAAATTAATATGCAGACGGTGGTAGATGGTAGCTTAGAGGAAAATGTTAAAAACTTTAAATCTAAGCTTACAAACGATGAGAGAAAAGTAGCGGATGGTCTTGTTCGTGATCTTGTAGATGACTACGCCTCAAGCGTCATGGGCAATGTTATAGATAGAACAGTGGGCGTAGGCGGTGATGCAGGAAGAACTGCTCATATTATAAAAATGCAAGACGCTATAGGAAATGCAGCAAAGCATTTAATGGCAGTAAGGTCTATTGACGCAGAAGAGGCTGTTCAAATAGCTTACGATACCATCATAGGAAATCATTTTGTTTTTGAAAATATAAATAACAAACAAATGCGAGTGCCGATTGCCTTGCAGGAACGATCAGAGGATATAAGCACAGTTTTGCAGCACAGCGTTTTTG